ATTTTTTCCCGCCCGTGAGTTTTCGCTGGGGAGGGTTTCTGCATTCTAGTCGGCACTTTCACTTTTTCGGGTTCGATTTCGCATTGTCCCTGCGCCGCAGCGGCTTTTTGCGTTGATCAGCCCGAAAATCGGCGTTGTGAAAAGTTCGCGAAAATGCAGAAACCCTCCCCATGCGACGCTGATCACGGAAAGAAATCGGAGGGCGTTCGTGGCTCCTAAAGTCGAAATCAAGTGGCCGGCGGACGCGGTCGAGCGGAGGGCCGTCGCTGATCTTGTGCCGTATGCGCGCAACGCCAGGACGCACTCCAAGGAGCAGGTTGATCAGATCGCGGCGTCGATCCGCGAGTGGGGCTGGACGGTACCGGTCCTCGTCGACGAGGAGAGCGGGATCATTGCGGGCCACGGCCGCGTCATGGCGGCCAAGAAGCTGGGGATCGTCGATATCCCGGTGATGGTGGCGCGAGGCTGGACTGAGGGCCAGAAGCGCGCCTACGTGCTGGCCGACAACAAGCTGGCCGAGAATGCGGGCTGGGATAAGGAGCTGCTCAAGGTCGAATTGGGCGAGCTGAACGATCTGTCGTTTAATCTCGAGCTGACGGGGTTCAGCCTCGATGAGCTCGGCAAGCTGATGGACGGCGCCGCGGGCGGACAAACGGACCCGAACGCTATCCCGGATGTTCCTGCGCAGCCGGTCAGCGAGCCGGGCGACGTCTGGGAGCTCGGCAACCATCGCATCATCTGCGGCGACAGCACGAAAGCCGAGGTGGTCGAGGCGCTGCTCGGGCCGATCAAGCCGCACCTGATGGTGACGGATCCGCCCTATGGCGTGAACTACGATCCGGAATGGCGCGCGCGGGCCGGCGTGAACAAGAACGAAGAGAAGATGGGCAAGGTGCTCAACGACGACAAAGCCGACTGGCGCGAGTCTTGGGCGCTGTTCCCGGGCGAGGTTGCCTACGTCTGGCATGCCGGCTTGTTCGCCCGCGAAGTGCAGGACAGCCTCGAGGCTTGCGGCTTCAAGGTTCGGTCGCAGATCATCTGGGCGAAGGAGAGGTTTGCTCTTTCGCGCGGGCACTACCACTGGCAGCACGAACCGTGCTGGTACGCGGTGAAGGGCACCGGCCACTGGCATGGCGACCGCTCGCAATCCACGCTCTGGGAAATCAACTCGCGGGACGATGGCGGCGTGGGCCACGGAACGCAGAAGCCGGTCGACTGCATGCTGCGGCCGATCATGAACAACNCGTCGCCGGGACAGGCGATCTACGAGCCGTTCAGCGGATCCGGCACCACGATCATTGCTGGCGAGCAGTGCGGTCGTCACGTCTACGCGATCGAGCGTCAATCCGGCGTATGTCGACGTCGCGGTCTCGCGCTGGGCCGCGTTCACGGGCCGCACGCCGAATCTGCTCGAGACAGGCGAGACGTTCACCGAGGTGCAGGCGCGCCGGCTCCCGAACCAGACGGTGCGCGTCACGGCGGTCGAACAAAAGCCGGCCAAGAAGGCCGGCTCTAAAGGCAAGAAGGGCGGCTCTGGGCCGAACCCATCGGAAGAGGGCGACGCGCTTCGCTGATCAGGCGGCGATACGGTAGACGCGCCCGCGGCCCTCGACCTTCTCGGTCTTGATCTCGCGGCCTTGCTGCTTGCCGACCGTCGCCGAAATACGAGCGCGGCAGGTGTGTTCCTTCCAGCCGGTGGCTTTCGCGGCTTCCTTCGTCGAGCAGCCTTCGGGGCTCTCGAGCAGCTCGATCAGCTTGGCGAGGGCGCCGCTGGCCGGGGCTTTGGCGGCGGGCTCGGCGTAGATCCAGCCGCCTTCGGAGGATTGCGTGAACACCAGTTTCGCCGCGTCGAGGCCCTCTTTGCGGGCGGCGCGGGCGGCGTTCGACTTCGTGCTGTAGGTCTGCATCTGGCTTCTCCTTGATCTGGGCGCCGCGATCCGGCGACACCCAACGGATCGCTCTATTGCGGAGCATGATCAAGTCTTAACCCACTGGTTTTGATCGATTTAATCGAGACGGGTCCGTCTCGATCGCGAGGCAGGATCAGGAGCCGCGCAGGAGTTCGCATGGCTCGAAAGACAACTGGTCGCGCGCCCGGACGAACGGGGTATGCACCGTCGGACGCCGATCGAAAGCGAGTGCAGGATCTGGCCGCGTGCGGCGCTACGCAACTCGACATCGCGCTCGATCTCGGCATCAGCAACAACACGCTGCGAAAGCACTTCATGGACGATCTGCGCAAAGGCGAGTTTCGCGCGAACGTCAACGTCGCCGGCGTGATGTATTCCATGGCCGTCGACAAGAAGCACAAGAAGGTATTCGACGCCGGCAAGTTCTGGCTCACGCATCGGGCGGGCTGGTCGCCGCCGGCAGCCGCCGGACGCAGCGACAAGCCGCAGGGAAAGAAGGAAGCGCAAGCCGAGGCCGCGAAGACCGCGGGGCAGGACAGCGGCTGGGGCAACCTGCTGCAGACGCCGCCGATCAAGCAGCTGCAATAGCGCATGTGGGACACAGCGTGTCTGGACTGGGAGGAGCGCCTTCTCTCAGGGCGGTCGCTTGTTCCGGATCTGCCGCTGTTCCGGGAGGAAGCGGCGCGCGCGCTGGCGGTCTTCAAGCGTTTGCGCATCCCGGATCTTATCGGCCAGCCGACAATGGCCGACGCGTGCGGGCCTTGGTTCTTTCCGATCGTCGAGGCGCTGTTCGGCGCCTACGACCCGAGCACGAACCGGAGGATTATTCAGGAAGTCTTCGAGCTCATCCCGAAAAAGAATTCGAAGGCTCTCGCTCTCGACACGCTGGTTGCTACGCCGACAGGGTTCGTGACGATCGCCGATGCGAAAGTTGGCGACGAAGTTCTCGCAGCCGACGGTACAGTGACCGTCATCACCGCGAAGAGCACCGTGTTCGTCGATCACGAGTGCTACGAGGTCGAATTCAGCACCGGCGAGAAGATCGTTTGCGACGCAGGCCACCTCTGGGTCACCGATGCGCACCGCGATCGCGAACGCCTCAATGCACGCGGCGAGAGAACGACGCCGCGGCCGCGCGCCAAGACGACCGAGGAGATAGCTCGGTCGCTGAAGGTGCCGTCGGGCAGATATGAGATCAACAATCACCGCACGGAGCTGTGCGGGCCACTCGGGCTGCCACATGCGGGTCTGCCGATCGATCCGTATGTTCTCGGCGTCTGGCTGGGAGACGGGACAGCAACGCAAGCAGCCCTCACGCTGAACGGCGACGACGCCGAGCAGATCGTTAAGGGGATCGCGGCCGCCGGGCAGCCGGTCTGGAGCCGAAAACTCGACGGGCGCAACGCGGTCTATGCTTCGCTCGCCGGGCAGCGCGGAGGCTCATGCTTTCGCGCCGATGCAAAGGCGCTGGGGCTCTTCGGACGCAAGCATATCCCGCGCGCCTATCTGAGGGCGTCACACTGGCAGCGCTCGCAGCTGCTGCGCGGGCTGATGGATACTGACGGCAGCGCCTCCGCCAATGGGCAGGCAAGCCTGACGACAATCTTTCCCGAGTTGCGCGACGACTTTGTCGAGCTCGTGAATTCTCTTGGCTTCAAGGCGAGCGTGCGCGAGGACCGCGCGAAAATTGACGGCGTAGATCACGGGCCATGCTGGATGATCCAGTTCTGGCCGCTGGGCGCCGTTGTCTTTCTGGTGGATCGTAAGCAGGCGCGCTGCGCGCCGCCACGTGAAGGACTCAAGGCCAGGTCGACGGCCCGCCAAATCGTGGCGTGCCGCCCGGTTCCAAGCAGGCCGGTGCAGTGCATCAGCATCGCGCATCCTGGCCGGCAGTTCCTAATCACTCGGTCACTGATTCCGACGCACAACTCCTCGAACGGCGGCGCGGTGATGACGACCGCGCTGATCATGAACCGGCGTCCGGAGGCCGAGTTCCTTCTGATCGCGCCGACGATGGAAATCGCGAACATCGCGCTCAAGCAGGCGAAGGGGACCGTCAAAGCGGATCCCGCGCTCGACGCGCTGTTTCAGGTGCAGGATCATCTGAAGAAGATCACGCACCGGAATACCGGCGCGACGCTGCAAATCAAGGCGGCGGACACGGACGTCATCACCGGCGGCAAGGCGCTGGGGACGATGATCGACGAGACGCATGTGTTCGCGAAGCACTCGCGAGCAATGGACGTCTTCATTGAATTACGCGGCGCCCTGGCGGCGAGGCCCGACGGCTTCCTGTTCCAGACGACGACGCAATCGAAAGAGCCGCCATCCGGCGTGTTCAAGGCCGAACTGGAAAGGGCGAGGGCGGTCCGCGACGGCCGCATGAAGCTGCCGCTTCTGCCGATCCTTTACGAGCTGCCGAAGTCGGTCACCGATTCCGGCGGTTGGAAGGACCGCAAGTATTGGGCGATGGTCAATCCAAACCTCAATCGCTCGGTGAACGAAGAGTTCCTCGCAAACGAGCTGATGGTCGCGGAGACCGAGGGGCCGCAGAAGCTGGCGCTGATTGCGTCGCAGCATTTCAACGTCGAGATCGGTCTCTCGCTTCGCGATGATCGCTGGCCCGGCGCCGATTCATGGCAGAGCGCAGCCCTCCCGCGCGTCACACTCGCCTACATCATCGCGAACTGCGAGTGCGCGACGGTCGGAGTCGACGGCGGCGGCCTGGACGATCTTTTCGCCGTTGCTGTGATCGGCCGCGAGCGCGGCACGCGCCGGTGGATCGGCTGGGTGAAGGCGTGGTGCCAGAAGATCGTGCTCGATCGGCGCAAGAGCGAAGCGCCTGTGTTTCGGGACTTCGAATCCGACGGCGACCTGATCATCCTCGAGCAACCAGGCGCGGACATCGAGGGCGTGGTCGAGATCTGCAAGCAGCTCGATGAAGCCGGCATCCTCGCGACGATCGGCATGGACCCGGTCGGCATCGGTGGCGTGGTTGACGCGCTCGAGGAGGCGGAATTAGGGGGCGACGAACGGATCGTCGGCGTCTCGCAAGGCTACAGGCTCATGGGCGCTTCCAAGTCGCTCGAGCGGAAGGTGGCCGACAGGACGTTCTTTCACGGCGATCAGCGCCTTCTGAATTACGCGGTCGGCAACGCCAAGATCGAGCAGAAGGGAAACGCGCAGCTTGTGACAAAACAGGCGAGCGGCGTGGCCAAGATCGACCCGTTCATGGCGCTGCTCGATGCAGCGCAGTGCATGGCGATGAACCCGGAGCCGACCAGCTCCCGCGTTGACGCGCACATCATCTAAAGGGCGGCCGGATGAACAAACTTGCTGCGATCAGGAGCGCGGCGCCCTTCCTGCTGCTTGCAGGCGGCTGCGCATCGATCACGAAGGGCGCCTTCACGATTTCCGAGCCCGTCGGCTTCATCACCGGCGGCGTTCTGGCCGTCGCGGTCGCGGTCTTCGTGGCGATCCTCTCCGGCATGGCGCCCAAATGAGCCTCATGGGCGCGCTGGCGCGCGGCTTCGGCGTCGCCGAGCACAAGTCGATCGATATCTCGCCCGAGCTCTGGGCGGCGATCAATGGCGGCTTCGGCCTGCCGACGAAGGCAGGCAATTCGGTCACCGCGCTTTCGGCGCTTCAGCAGACCACGTTCCTGCGCGCGGTGCTCGTTCTCGCCGAGGGCGTCGCGCAGCTGCCTATCACGATCCAGAAGACGTCGCGCTCCGGACGCGGTGTTGAGCCGGCGACCGACCATCCGCTCTACGACCTGCTGCTCTGGCAGCCGAACAAGAACCAGGACGCGTTTCAATTCTGGCGCACCGTGATCATGCACGCGGCGTCCACGGGAAACAGCGTCTGCTACAGGACCATGGTTCGCGGCCAGGTGGCGGAGCTGCTGCCGTTCCGGCCGGAGCAGGTCGAAGTCGACAACAATAACGCGGCGATGCTGCCGCTCTATTCCTGCACGTTCGACTCCGGCGAATGGCAAGAGCTTGGCGCGCGCAGCGTCTTCCATATCAGCGGGCCCCGCTGGCACAATCACAAGGGCCTCGACCCGACAGTGGTCGGGCGCGAGGCAATCGGGCTGGCGCAGGCGACCGAAGAGACGCACGCGCGCCTTCACAAGAACGGCGCGCGGCCGAGTGGCGCCATTGAGTCCGAGAAGGGCCTGAACGAGGCGCAGATCGCGCGCCTGCGCGAGCAGTGGAAGGAATACACCGGCTCGTCGAACGTCGGCAAAACGATCCTGCTCGAGGGCGGCGCCAAGTGGAAGCAAATCACGATGTCCGGCGTCGACGCCGAGCATCTGGCGACGCGCAAGCATCAGATCGAGGAAATCTGCCGGCTCATGGGCGTGTTTCCCATCATGGTCGGCCACGCCGGCGATCAGTCTCCCACCTTTGCTTCAGCTTCCGAGTTTTTCGGCGCGCATGTTCGCTATTCGCTGATGCCGTGGATTCGCGCGATCAAGATGGCGATCTGCACCCAGCTGCTGACGAAGGAAGAGCGCCGCGAGGGCTATAACATTCTGATCGACACCGCCGAGTTGCTGCGCGGTTCGATCAAGGATCGCGCCGAGTACTACCGCGCTGCGCTGGGCTCCAATTCTAATCCGGGCTGGCTGCGCCCGAACGAAATCCGCGAGGACGATGGCTGGGAGCCGGACGACAGCGAACCGTCGATGGACAAGGTCTGGCAGCCTATGACGATGCAGCCGGCGGGCACAGAGCCTGCCGATCCTGCCGCCGTCGCAAAGCCCGCCGCGACCGTGCCGGATCCCGTGCCGGAGACGAAGAAGTCGACCCCGCGCACGCTGTACGTTTCGCGCTCGCTCAAGAACGGACGCGAGATGCTGCGCTGGGCGAAGGCGCAGGGGATTCCGAACCTGGTCTCGGAAGGCGAACTGCACGTCACGATAGTCCACAGCCGGTCGAAAATCGACTGGATGGACATTGAGGCCGACTGGACCGGCAGCGAGCTGGTGCTGGCTGCGGGCGGGCCTCGCGTCGTCGAGCTGATGGGCAAGGAAAAGAACGTTCTCGCGCTGCTCTTTCGGTCGCATGCGCTGGCCTTCCGTCATGCGGAGATACGCGATGCCGGCGCTTCATCCGAATACGCGGAATTTCAACCGCACCTTTCGATTTCGTACGACGCGGCCGGCTTCGACGTGTCGAAGGTCGAGCCGTACCAGGGCGAGCTTCGCTTCGGCCCTGAAATCTTCGCCGAGATTGATCTCGGTTAAGGCAAGGAAAGCGCCATGAACCTCGATTTTATCGGTGCTCCGATCGAGTACAAGTTCGCCGAGGACAAGGATCCTGTCGGCACGTTCGAAGGCTACGGCGCCGTCTTCGGCAACAAGGACGGCGGCGGCGATCTGATCGAGCCGGGCGCGTTCGCCGCAAGCCTGCTCATGCGCGAGCGCGAGGGCCGCGGCCTGCCGCCGATGTACAAGATGCACGGGCGCGCGCTGGGCGGGAAGGATGATCCTGTCGGCTTGTGGCTGGCTATGTCCGAGGATGCGAACGGCCTCTATGTGAAAGGCCGCCTGGTCGGCCTCGACACCGATCAGGGGAAGTGGACTTACGCGCAGATGAAAGAAGGCGCGCTGCGCGGCATGTCGATCGGCTACAAGGTGCCGCCGAATGGATCGCGCAAGGGCTCGGGCAAGCCGGGCGAGCCGCTGCGCTACATCAAGCAGGCGTTTCTGCGCGAGGTATCGGTCGTCGACGACCCGATGAACGTTTTCGCGCAGGTCTACGCGATGAAGGGCATGCGCTCTGACGCGGCCGACGAGATCAAGACCATCAGAGAATTCGAGGACTTCCTGCACGACGTGGGCGGCTTCTCGATCGAACGGGCCAAGGCAATCGCCAGCTGCGGCTTCAAGGCAAAGTCGGAACCTCGGGACGAGGCCGCAAGCGAGGAGGTCCGCTCAAAACTGAGCGATATCTTCGGGACTTTGGCGAAATCCATCCACTCAGTCTAAAGCATAGGAGTCCAATCATGGACGAGAACCAGCTTCTTGCCGAAGTGAAGAAGAACGTCGAGCCGGTGATGACCGCGTTCGAAGCGTTCAAGACGGAAAACGATCGCCGCCTTAAGGAGATCGAGACGAAGGGCGCCGCCGACCCGATCCTTGTCGAGAAGATCGGCAAGATCGACGGCGTTCTCGACGGTTACGAGAAGCTCAACCAGGCCCTTCTGAAGGCCCAGCGGAAGAACACCGATCTGGAAGAGCAGATGTCGAACTTCGAGGCGATGCTTGCGCGCATTCCCGGCTCGAAGGGCGGCAAGGCGGACGTCAAGGCGCTGGTGAAGCCGTGGCTGCAAGGCGTTTATAACGCCTACAACGTCGGCGTGCCGAACCTGCCCGAAGACCAGCGCAAGGCGCTCGCCGACGTCGAAACCCAGATGAAGGCGCTCAACATCGGCACGGACACTGCTGGCGGCTATCTGGCGCCGGTTGAATTCGTCGCCGAGATCATCAAGGGGATCACGGACGTCAGCCCGGTGCGCTCGCTTGTTCGCGTTCGCACCACCGCAAACAAGGCGGTCCAGATCCCGAAGCGCACCGGCCAGTTCGCCGCGCGCCGCAACTCGGAAATGGGCACGAAGTCCGAGACCGATGGGCTCTCTTACGGCCTCGAGGAGATGACCGCGCCGGAGCTTTACGCGCTCGTCGATATCTCGAACGAAATGCTCGAGGATTCGGGCTTCGACATCGAGGCCGAAGTGCGCGGCGAGGCTTCGGAGCAGTTCGCAGTCAAGGAGGGCGCGGAGTTCGTGTCCGGCACCGGCGTCGATACGATGCAGGGAATCCTCGTTCACGCGAGTGTCGCGGAATCCATCTCCGGCACCGCCGCGACGATCGCCGACGTCGACGGCCAGGCCAACGGCCTGCTCACTCTGAAGTACGGGCTGAAGGCGGCTTATGCGCGCAACTCGTCATGGTTGCTGAACCGCACCACGATGGGCTCTGTCCGCAAGCTGAAGAGCTCGGACAAGCAGTACATCTGGATGCCGGGCCTGCAGAATGGCGCTCCGAACACGATCGACGGAGACCCTTACGTCGAAGTGCCGGATATGCCGAGCGAGGGCGCGGGTCTCTACCCGATCGCCTACGGCGACTTCCGCCGCGGCTACACCATGGTCGATCGCATCGTCATGGAGATGCTGCGCGATCCCTACACGCAGGCGACGGGAGGCAAGATCCGCTTCATCTTCCGCAAGCGTGTCGGCGGCAAGGTCACTCTCGCCGAAGCGATCCGCAAGCTGAAGTGCGCCGCCGCGTAAAGAACGCGCGCACAGCGTGAATAGAGCCCGGCGCCAACGCGCCGGGCTTTTGCATTCCACCGGCCGGAGGGCCGGCCCTGCAGGTGAGCCATCACGGCGGCGGGGATCACGAACCGAAAAGGAACATCGCCATGCGCGATCTGATGAACAACATCACTCCGAAGCCTGTCATCGCGCCCGCTGCTGCGGCGCAGATTGATAACACCGCCCTAGTCGGCACGGCGATCGACCGCGCCGGCTTCGACTCGCTGACGTACATTATTCTCACGGGCACGCTCGCGGACGTGGATGCGACGTTCGCTGTGCTGCTCGAGGAATCGGACGCGTCCGGCTCCGGCTACGCGGCCGTCGACGACAAGGATCTGATCGGCACCGAGGCGCTGGCCGGGTTCACCTTCGCGGCCGACGGCGCCTGCCTCAAACTCGGTTACAAGGGCGGGAAGCGCTACACGCGCCTGACCATTACGCCGGCGAACAACACCGGCGCTGCGCCAATCAGTGCGATGGCGATTCTTGGCCATCCGTCCTCGGCGCCCACCGCCAATCCTCCGGCCTAACAGGGCCCGCTGAAATAGACCCGGCCAGCGAGTCTGGCCGGGCACTCACAGGAGGATGGTATGAAGTGCAAGGTAATCCGTGAATTCAGGCGGGCCGTCGAAGGCTCCGTCTACGGCGAGCTGCTCGCCGTCGGCTTGGTTGTCGACATCGATATCGCGATGGCCGAGGGCCTCGCCCGCGAAGGCTACATCGGGCCGCCGCCGCTGGAAGAGCACCTCCAGGATCTCGCTGACAAATTGCGCGCCGACCGGTCTTCGGAATCGCGCTCCGGCGAAGGCGATGGCCAGGGCGACAACGCCGGCGAAGGCGACGACCAGGGCGGCGGCAACGCTGACGACGAAGGTGATGGCGAGTCCGGCGAAGGCGAAGGAGCCGACGACGACGGCGCATCTGCACCAGAGCCCGTAGCAGAGCCCGTGGCCGCGCCCGTCGAAGCGCCCGTCGAAGCGCCCGCCAAGGCCTCCAAGGTGTCCAAGCCGAAGTCCGGCGGCAAGAAGTAAGGGCCGCCAATGTTCTCGGTCGACACTCCCGCCGCCAGCCGGGCGCTTCTCAGCGCCGAGGAATTGCGGCTGGCTGCGGGCCTCACCGCGAACGACACATCGAACGATACGCGCCTCGGCGTTCTCGGCCTGCGCGTCGCGGACGCAATCGCCCGCCACTGCAAGGTTGGCGAAGACGGCGTCAACGCCCCGACGCTTCTCAACGAGATTTGCAGCGAGACGATCCGCCTCGACGGGCCCCGCGAGGCCCTTGTCCTTTCGCGCCGCTTCATCACCTCGATTGCGGCTGTGACCGAGAACAGCGTCGGACTCGGCGCCGGGGCTTATGAAGTCAACAAGGCCGCCGGGCTGCTGCATCGCCTGTCTTCCGACACGCCGATCTGCTGGACGGGGATCAAGGTCGTCGTTCAGTATTCAGCCGGATTTGCGGCTGCGCCGAACGATCTGAAACAGGCGGCCGAACTGTTCGTGCGGCAGCTCCTTTCTGTCACCGGCCGGGATCCGATGGTAAAGCGCGAGCGCGTCGACAACGTCAGCGAGACAGAGTTCTGGGTCGGATCGATCGATGCCAGCAACGGCAGCGCGGTGCCCTCGGACGTCGCGGCGCTGCTGTCGCCCTACGTGACATATTCGCTGTGACGCCGGCGGATGCGCGCGCCATGTACAGGCGCGAGATCAACAAGAACGGCGAGACCGTCTCCATCGTTCGAGGCGCTTCAACATGGAGCGTCAAGGCCCGCGCGATCGGCCACACGGACAGCGAGACGATCGGCAACCGTGTCCAGAACATCAGGCGTTTCGTGATCGTCGCCGCCGACCTGGTAGCGGCGGGCTTCACGCATCCCTTCGTCGAGAAGTCGGATCGGATCGTGTTCGCCGGCAAGACGCTGACGATCACTGTCGCCGATGACACGAAACGGCGAGTCGGCGGCGAACTGATCGCCTACGAGATTGAGGCCGCCGGCGGATGATTGTCGCAAAGGTCGAGGCCTTCGATATCGACGCGTTTCTGCCGGCAGGCAAAGGCGGCGCCGATCGCTCGAAGGCGCTGGCCGATTTTGCGCGCGAGGAATTCGGCAAGGCGCAGGAGATCAACCGGCAGGCGATTGGCTCCGTCCCGGATCACCAGACGTTCGTCGACGGCGTGCGCGACGCGCCGCTCGAGCGCGTGAAGCCGGACGGAACAATCGTCTTCGAATTCGAACTGGCGAGCGACGTGATCGCCTACTGTTTCAGCCAGGTCGTCAAGCACTCGCCCGTTATCGACCGCGACTACCAGAGGTCGCACCGCATTTTCGCCGATGGCGTCGAGGTGGAAACGCCCGAGCTGGCCGTCGGCGCCGAAGAGGTCGTCATCACCACGATCTCGCCTTACGCGCGCAAGATCGAGGGCACGGGCAAGCGCCCGCCGCAATCCGCGCAGGCCCCGAACGGCGTCTACGAGGTCGTCGCGACGATGGCGCGCCGGCGTTACTCGAACACCGCGCAGGTCCGCTTCACCTATCGCCAGCCGACGGGCGGCGCGACCGCGCTCGAGGGCTGGGCAAGCAAGAACGCGGGCCGCAGGCAGGGCGCGAAGGCGCAGAGCCGCCAGCAGGCCCGCAACACTCGCCAGCCGGCGATCGTGATCAGGTTCAGGTAGCGCGATGTCCGCAGCCGCAAAGACAGCGATCAACGCCCTCGTCGCCGCCAATTGGGCGCACACGCCGATCACCGAGGCGAACAAGGCCGGCGGGCTCCCTGCGGACGGCTCGGCGTTTCTGACCGTTCAATATCCCGTCGCGGACGAGGAAATGATGACGATCGGCGCTCCGGGCGCGAACGTTTTTCGCGACTCCGGCGGCGCGCGCATCGTTCTCTCGATCCCGTCGGGCAAGGGCACGAACGACGTCTCCGCGCCATGGGAGACGCGTCTCGATGCGCTGCGCGCCGCTCTGCGTAGCAAGAACACAAACGGCCTTATCACGTGGGAGCCGTCGCCGGTCACGTACGACAGCTCCAGCGACGACGGCGCCTACTTCGAACTCACCTTCGCGATCGAATACCAGGTCGACGTGATCGGTTAGGAAAGGATCACCAGCCATGACTGCAGACTCTTCCAAGACCCGCGTTGCGTTCATCGCGGAATCGGCGTGGGGCACGACGCCTGCGACGCCGACGTTCCTGACCATGCGCCGCACGAACGGCAACATGCGCACCAACAAGACCGTGGTGCGCAGCGAGGAAATCCAGCTCGATCGCAACACCCGGCAGGTCTTGCAGACCGGCCAGGACGCCTCCGGCAATTACGACTTCGAGCTGTCGTATGGCAGCTTTGACGCGCTGCTCGAGGCGGCGCTGCAGGGGGCGTGGACGACCGACGTGCTGACTGTCGGCGGCGCGCGCAAGCCCTTCACGTTCGAAGAGACGATCGATCTCAACGACGGGACGTTCTCCTATTCGCGTTTCGTGGGCTGCGAGGTGAATTCGCTGTCGCTGAACTTCGCCTCCCGCGACACGGTCAAGGGCTCCGTCGCGCTGATGGGTAAATCAGAGGCGCTCGACACGGCGATCATCGCCGGCGCCACGTACACGGCGCCGAACACCAACACGATCGAAACAGCCGTCAATTTCGCTGGGCTTGCTGTGCACTCGCTGGCTCCTCTGCCGCGCGTCAAGTCGATCTCGCTGCAGATTGCGAACGGCCTGCGCGTGCGCGACGGGCTCGGCGATCTCAACTCGGCGCAGTTCGGCTCGGGCAAATGCGCCATCACCGGCTCGATCGAGGCTTACTTCTCGAGCAACGCTCTCTACCAGGCGGTCCTCGACCACGGGGCTGGCGCTCTCGAATTTACCGTCGGCGCAGTGACGGCGAAGAAATATGCGTTCGCGCTGCCGGCCGTTCGGTTCCTCGACGGCGCCCGCGTCATCGGCGGCTCGACGAGCGACGTGATGGTTTCAATTCCGTTCGAAGCAGAGGGAACCGCCGCCGCGCCGTCGATCTCGATCGAGCGCGCTGTCGCGTAATTCATCACGGGAGAACCAGCAGCCATGAAAGTGACGTTCATTGAAGACTGCACCGTCTATCCCGACGGTGTGAAGCCGAAAAGCATGAGGCAGGGCCAATCGCTCGAAGTGAGCGAAGAATATGCGGCGCTGCTTGAGAAGAAGGGCCACATCGCGCCGATCAAAGGCGCGAAGAAGAAAGAGGAGAAAGCATGAAGCTCGCGCAGATGGCGGTTGACCCGGAGGCGATCGAAGAGGGCCGCTGGGTTGGCAATCTCCCGGAGCTGCCGGGCGTCGAGGTCCGCGTTCGCGGGTTCGGCAATCGCGACTATCGCGTGCTGCAGCAGAAGCTGATGCGCTCCGTATCTGGCGCGCAGCGCGCGCTCGGCATGGCGGTCGACGAGCAGGACAAGCAGCAGACCACGTTGCTCGTCGAGACGATCCTGCTCGATTGGAGAGGCATCGATATCGCCGACGGCGTGCCGCTGGCCTTCTCGAAGGAGAGGGCGGCCGAGCTGCTCGGCGATCCGCGCATGATCAAGTTTCGCGGCGCCGTGATCTTCGCCGCCTCGCTGGTCGGCGAGCAGGAAGCGGCCGAGGCAGGAGCCGACGCAAAAAACTAACCGACTGCCTGCGCTGGCAGCTCGAGTGGGGCGCGCACGCGGAGTTCCTCGCCGACAGCGCGGACGAGGACGGCAAGGCGCCGCAGGCGATCCGGGATTGTCCGGTCGTCGCCGAGCACCTCGATCTTGTGTGGCAGGCCTTCTGGGATCTGCACGGCGACAGGCATCAGGGCATGGCTTCGTCGGGGGCCATCCCTTTCACCGCAATTGATCGCTGGGCGCGCCGCTATGGCGTGGCCGGCGACGACTTCGACCGGCTCCATGCGCTGCTGCGCAAAATGGACGACGCCTTCCTCTCCTGGAAGGCGCCAACGACGGGACAGACCTGATGGCGACAGTCGAACAGATCAGGCGCCTGTCGGTCACAGGCACGACCACCGGCCTCGACAAGATGGCGTCCGATCTGAACAAGGTCGGCGCCGCTCAAGAGAACGTCTCGCAGACGGCGACGAAGGTCGAAGCGGCGACGAAGCGCTCGACGGGCACGGTCATCAATGCGCAGGCCGCTTTCGATCGGCTGAGCCGGTCGATCGATCCTGTCGCGAAAGCGCAGGCGGAGCTCGATCGCGCCACGCGCCTCGGCGCGCAGGCCATGCAGCAGAACACCGCCGCGGTCGAACAGCATCAGCGCAACATCGGCATCCTGCAGCAGCGGCTCGAAATGGCGCGCAAAGGCAGCGTCGATCACGCGCAGGCGGTCGGGCTGCAGCGATACCAGATCACGAACCTGTCATTCCAGCTGAACGACATGGCGACCATGCTCGCCTCCGGGTCCAGCCCTTTCCAGATCATGGCGACGCAGGGCGGGCAGGTCTTTCAGGTTCTCCAGCAGGGGCCGCAAGGAGTCGGTGGCTCGTTGAAGCAGCTGGGCTCGATGCTGCTTGGCATCCTCACGCCGGCGCGCCTGGCCATGGGCGCTGTCGCCGGCATCGGCATCGCCGGCGCCGCCGCGTGGAATTCGTGGGACAACAAGATCAAGGATGCACAGCGTTCGCTCAACCAGCTCGGCCGCGGCACAGGCCTCACCACGCAGTCGCTGACAAGCATCGCCGAACGCGCCGCCGGCGGCGGCTCTGTGAGCATGACGAACGCCATGGGCGGCGCCTCGACGTTCGCCGGTGCTGGCATCTTCGGCGATGTGATCGAGCGCCTGCTGCCTCTCTCGCGCCAGTACGCCGGCGCGACCGGCCTTTCCATCACGGATTCGCAGAAGGAATTGTCGTCGATCGGCAATCCGATGCAGGCCCTTGGCGAATTTTCCAAGCGCTTCGGGCCTTTTGGCTTCGAGGTTGAACAGAACGTGCGGCGCCTGCAGACGCTGGGGCAGCTTCAGGAGGCGCAAGCGGCCGTGGTCGCAGCGCTCTCCGCTCGGCTGAAGGACGCAACAGATACAACCGGCATCTTTGCGAAGGGCTGGGAGAAAATCGGCAACCTCGGCTCGAGCATCTGGGCCTCGATGGGCCGCGTAGGGGCGGAGCCGAGCCTCGAAGATCAGCTTGCCGCATTGAACGAACGCTCCCAGCGGCGCGGGGTTTTCACGCTCAATCCCGGTCGCCGAAATGAGCTGATCGACGAAAAGCGCGAGAGCCTGCAGGAGCAAATTCGCGAACGCGACCGAAAGGCCGCGGCCGACGCCGCCGAAGCGCAGCGCATGCGCGAAGCAGCGATCGAGCGGCAGAACCGCAGCATCACAGAGGGCGGCGAGCTGGGCGCGCGCGGCGTGCTGGCGCGTTCTGCGTCGGAGCGTCTGGCGATCGAGCAGGAGCGTATCCTCAAGGAAGCCCGGCTCGACGGCGCCAAGGCAGCGACAGCGGCGGCCGAGTCCGAGAAGGCGCGCACCATGGCGCTCGCCGAGGCCAACCGTGCGCTGCGCGACTATACGCGCAACGCCCGTGACGAGGCGTTCATGGGCGGCGCCCTGACCGACGTCGAGCGCTTCCGCCGGCAGACGCAAATCGAGCAGCGGGATCTGCGCGAGCGCACCGACGTTCTGCGCGATGGCGGCGCCGGGGCAGGCCCCGCGGTCGCTGGTGCGCAGGGTCTCGCGGGCGAATTCCGGACAAAGCTCGAGGCGCTGATCGCGGCGATTCCGGGGATCTCGATCACTTCCGGGTTTCGCACCAACGCGGAGCAGGCTCGGCTCTACGCCGAGAAGCCACACCTTGCCGCGCCTCCGGGCCGATCGAACCACGAATTCGGGCTTGCGGCCGATCTTAGGTTCGCCACGCCCGAGGCTCGCGCCGAGGCGCACCGTCGCGCCGGCGAATTCGGCATGCGCTTTCCCATGGGCCATGAGCCCTGGCACATCGAGCCTGTTGGCGCGCGCGCGATGCGCGGGGCTGCGGCGCCTCTGACCGTGCGAGGCAGTAGCGACGCACCGGGCCCGGTCGACGACGCACGCGTCTCCGCCTTTCAGGACAATCTGGCAAAGCGCCTGTTCTTCGAAACGGAGCAGGCCGCCGGCGTCGCAAAGCGACAGCTGGATGCGACGGCCGCGACATTCGGGAAGTCCACATACGAGATCGCGCGCCAGAACGAACAGATCCGCCTCGAGAACGATCTGCGCCGCGCCGGCGTCGAGGTCAGCGCCGAGCACGCCGCGAAGATCCGCGAACTGGCGGAAGCCGAGGGGCTGCTCGCCAAGCGCCGCGAGGAAGTCGCGGAATCGCAGCGCCGCCAGATTGCCGCGATGGATGAACTACGCAGTTCGACCACCGACCTGATCAGCTCGCCGCTGAAGGCCATGGCGCGTGGCGAAAGCGGCTCCGATGCGCTGCGGCAGGTTGGCCTGCGCATGGGCGACAAGATGATCGACGCCGGTTCGCGCGGCATCACCGAAACGCTTTTCGGCAAGGCGGGCAAGGGCGGCGGCGGCATCTTCGGCGATCTCCTTGGCGGCCTCATGGGAGGCGGCGGAATGAATGCGGCGAACATGAACGTCCAGGCGGGCAACGTGGTCGTCACCGGTGGCGCAGGCGGCCTGGGCGGCGCAGGCGGTGGCGGCGGCATCCTTGGCTCGCTGTTCAGCAGCTGGTTCGGCGGCGGCGGCGGTCAGGATGGAACGCCGAACTTCGCGAGGGGGGCGGCATTCCGGGCCGGCAACGTCGTGCCGTTCGCAACCGGTGGAGTGGTCTCGAGCGCGACGTCGTTTCCGATGGCCGGCGGGCGCACGGGCGTCATGGGCGAAGCCGGCCATGAGGGCATCATGCCGCTGCAGCGCGATCGCAGCGGCCGGCTTGGCGTCATCGTCGCCGAGCGCGCGCGCCAGAGCGCAAATCGGCCGCAGGCGGTCAGCATTCGCGGTGGCGACTTTATCATTCAGGGCAATGTCACCGAGGACATCCTGCCGCGCGTGAAGAGCATGATCGATAAGGCGCAGAAGCAGCAGCACCGCAGCCTGCAAAAGAACTTCGGCCAGTATCAGAAGGTCAACGAGGAGGACGCCGTTTGATCCTCTCGCTTGAACTTCTACCTCCCGGCGAAATGTCGGTCGATATGATCGGCGCCGGCGTCGAGGGCGGCCGCAACCTTCTTGGCTATCCGCAGGCCATCGACATGACGGGCGGCGGCATCGTCGGCGTGCGCTACGACGCCATCATGCCGACGAACGCGCATCCGCGGGCGCTGCTTTATCTGTCTCGCCTCGGCGCAAAGCTCAACTCCGGAACGAACAACATCGACGTTCCGCTGCTGATCGACGCCATCACGCCGGTCATTGGATCTGAAGATGGGATCCCGAGCGCCGTCCTCGAGGACCAGGCGTTCAGCGACGACACCGAATTCACCGACGGCACTTCCTACGGCGAGCCGCTGGTGTGGGCCAACATCGAGGAGGCCGCTGCTCTCAACGCCGGCGCGATCTCGATCCGTGTGTCGAAGGGGCGCACGCTTTACGGCGGCGAATGGTTCTCGATTAACCATCCGACGAAGGGGCACCGCGCCTACCGCATCACCGACGTCGACTCCGACACAGCCGATGGCGACGACGTGGTCTATTCGGTCGGAATCAGGCCGACGCTGCGCGAGGAAGTCGCCGGCGAAGAGGAATGCCGCTTCGTGCGCCCGCTCTGCCGCATGCGTCTGGCGCCGGGCAAGACGATCCCGTTCAACGTCAAGGAATGGTGGATCGCCAACGGCTCCCTCGAATTCATCGAAGCCGCGTAAATGGCTTACGAATACATTCCCGAAGACGTCTCGGCGGCGATGCGGGGCGACTACAAGGGCGCGCTGTTCTTTCGCGTCGGCACTGAAAACCCGCTGCGCCTGACGTTCGGCTTCTCGGATATCCCGATCGGCATCGAGTCCGTCGACTCCGATGGTTCGATCTATCGCGCCGCCGGCCAACTCCAGGAGCTGCCCGAGCTCGAGGTGCTTTTCAACGGCATGGCGGAGGAGGTTTCCTTCACGCTCAGCGGCCTGCGCGAGGACCATGCGAACTTGATCGTCGCGTCCGCGCCGCCCGTTGTCGGCGTGCCTGCGCACCTGGGCTTCGCGCCGCTCAATGAGCGCTACCAGCCCATCAGCCAGATATGGCCGGTGTGGACCGGCGTAGGCGACTATCTGATCGACGAATTCGCGCCCGCAGAGGATCTGCGCTCGCCAAGTATTCGAAGCATCACGCTGGTGTGCATGTCGGGCGAGTCCGCGCGCACGAAACAATCGCTTAAAACCTACACGGACGCGGCGCAGCGGTCGGTCTCCTCCGACGACAGATATTGCGAACGCGTCGCTCGTTACGTGCAGCGCTACATGCCCGACTGGCCGCGGTACTGAAATGATCGACAGCATCATCTGGTTACTTGTCGGCGCTGGCGTCGGCGGGCTCCTCCGCATTTGGCAATGGGTCAGCAGCGCGCCACTGCCGACTGACCGGCCGATCAGCCTGCCGCCGTCAAAGCAGCCGCGCGAGATCGTCGAAGTTCCGAGGGGGTTCGAGCTTGATCGGCCTCGCTGAATACATCGAGGCCCGCAACTGGCGCTTCAAATGGGGCTCCTGCGATTGCTGCTGCCTGCCCTTCGATTGGGTTCGCGATCGCACGGGCCTCGATCCGATGGAGCCGTGGCGCGGAACCTACGCCGACCAGAAGAGCGCCATCCGCAATTACGCGCGCGCTGGCGGCCTCGAGGACGTAATCACGAAGCGCATGGACGCGCTGGGCTTCGCGCGCACGACAGAGCCCGACAGCGGCGACGTCGGCGTGATCATGGCCCCAATCGGCCACCGCGCCGGCGCGCCTGTAATGGGCCCGGTTGGCGCGCTTCGTTACGGCCCGCGCTGGCTGGTCCTTGATCTGAACGGAATGATCGGCGGGGAATTCGAATGCAGGGTCGCATGGCGCATTCCCTGATCGCGAGGCCGCTCGTCCTGTTGGCGGCGCTGGGCGCGCTGCTGGCGTCCACAGCGCCCGCGCGCGCCGATCCGGTGTCGGCGATCCTGACGACGATCTTCACAGTCGCCCTAAACTCCGCGGGGTTCTATTCGACCACGGTTCTCGGCTTCGTCATCACCGCGCAGATGGTGGGCGCCACGCTCGCGGCCATCACCACCGCCGCGATCGGCTTCGGCCTGACGATGCTGCTGTCCAAGCGCCCGAAGCCGCCGGCTCCGGAGGACGCGGCCGGCGTGATCCAGCAGCCGATTCCCTTCCGGCAGTTCCTGTACGGCTTCGGCCGCACCGGCGGCGCCGTGATGATCTTCGAGCGCGTCAACGACTACCTCGTAAAGGTGCTGGCGCTGTTCGGTCACCGCGTCACGTCGTTCGGCCAGCTCTACCTCAATGACGACGCGGTCAGCCTCGAGGGGAGCCCTTCGAACGTCACCGGGCCGAAGAAGGGCTTTGTCTCTTCGGGAGAGGGCAAGCGGTATAACGGGAACATCCCGTATGTCGTCATCGACACGCGCTACGGCCTGAGCACTGAGACCGCCTACGGACACATCGTCGATATCATGAACGGCGATCCCGCCAACGTCGGGCTCTGGAGCGCCGCTCATCGCGGCGACACGATCGCCTCGCTGATGATGGTCTGCCAGAAGCCCGCGGCGCGCTTCTTCTCCGCGATCTTTCCGTTTGGCGCTCCGCAGCCCTCGCTTGTCGTCGGCGGCTACGCGCTCTTTGATCCGCGCGACGTGGCGCAGAATCCGGACGTCGAGGACACGTGGGTGTTCTCGCGCAACGCCGCACTGGTGATGCTGCATTTCCAGTGCTTCAGCGACTTCGGGTTCAAGCGCGATTATGCGACGGCGATCCTGCCGGTGCTCGATCGCTGGATTCAGGCGGCGAACGATTGCGACGCCCCTGTCGCCAAGAAGGGAGGCGGAACGGAGCCGCGCTACCTGCTCGGCTTCCAGATGAGCGCCGACCAGGACCGCAAGGTCGCGGTCGCGACGATCCTCGCGGCCTGCGACGGCTGGCTCTGCCATCGCGGCGACGGCACGGTTGTGTTTGATGTAGGCGTCTATCGCGAGCCGGTCGTAACGCTGACCGACGCGGACATTATCGGGTTCCGCCACCTCAGCGACCAGCCCTCGCGCCAGCGCATCAATCAGAGCGTCGCGCGCTACACGTCGGTCGACAACGACTACGTCAGCGTCGAGACAGACCCGATAATCGACACAGCCGACCAGCTGCTGCGGCCGGGCCCGCCGCGCGCAGCGACGCTGGACCTGACGGCGGTGCAGGCTGTCGGACAGGCGTCACGCCTGCATAAGCGGGAGATCATCCGCCAGAAGGCGCGCAAGAGCGGGACGCTCACCATTCGCTGGTCAGGCCTCGACGCCTGCTACACGCGCCGGATCCGCGTGCAGAGCAACACGATCCCGGGCATGGCCGATTGCGTGATCGAGAACCGCAAGCCGGTGATCTCCCCGATGACGCAGACGGCGACGATCGACTTCATCATGGTTGGCGGAGAGATCGACGTCTACGATCCCGCGACCGACGAGAGCAGGCCTGCGCCAGTCGCCAACAAGCCAACCTCGGACCAGTTGATCGCGCCAACAAACGTCGGGGCGCAGGCGATCCAGATCACGGACGGCGCGGGCAATTCGACGATCGTGCTCGAGGTCTCGTTCGACGATCTCTACGCTGGCGTCACAAACCCGCCGCAGCGCGAATACGTCGTGTTTCGCTGGCGCGAGGCGGGCAAGGACGCCTACGTCGAGACCACGTTCACCAATCTGACCGCCGTCGCCGGCGTCTTCACTGTGCGCGTCGGCGTGGTTCCGCCCGACATGACGCTGAACGTCTCGGTGGCTTCCCAATCGGGCGTGACGCTATCGGAATTCTCGACGCCTGACGTCAATGTGAACACGACGGCGAGTGGCGTCGCGCCTTCTGTGCCGACATTGTTCACGGCGACGGGCGCGGTTGGCGCGGTCAATCTGCAGGCGACCATGCCGACGAGCGCCGGCGCGAACAGCCTGCAATTCTATCGCGCGGCCACGGGCGGCGGCTTCGGCCTCGCGACGCCGATCGGCGCGCGCATGTTCGACGGGCCGGGCGTCGGTCGTCTCCTACAACCACACAGTCGCTGCTGGCACGTACGACTTCTTCGTCGTCGCGCTGAACGCCTACGACGTGCCATCGACTGCGGCCGGCCCGCAAAGCGGCACGGCCACCTGACTCTTTCCAAAATTCTGGANNATGTCATGACGCTTCGTCAGCGATGCCGAGTCCGTTTATCGAGNACGGCGTCCAGGTCAATAAGAGCAGCGTTATATCGCTCTGGTCGACCGCAGACGCATTAATTCGAGGCCTTATCGAAGCCACCGGCGCTGGGGCCAAGGTCTTCGAAACAAAAGCTGCGATGGACGGAGATCTGGCTCACGCCGCGAACACTATGGCGTGGATACTAACCGATGCGACGGCAGCAAATAACGGGATCTATAAGAAACTTCTGGGGACCGGCCTTGGCTCTTGGGAAAAGCAATCTGATTTTTCTTTCCAGCCTGCGGTGGACACGGCGGAGGCGGCGGCGATTGCTGCTGTTGTGTCGCAACAAGCTACATCAATCGCAGCTGTTGCTGCTGCCGTTGTAGGCACGTCCACAACATCTGTCGCTATCGGGACAGGGGCCAAATCATTCACAACGCAGGCCGGTAAGCCCTTCGCTGTCGGCCAGCGCCTGCGCGTCGCCAANGATGGCGCGAACTGGATGGAAGGTGCGGTAAGCGCCTACAATTCAGGGACCGGCGTTCTCGACGTGACCGTCGATGTTGTCGGTGGGACGGGTACGTTCGCGGCTTGGAACATCGTCACGGCTGGCAATCCGGGCGTGCAGGGTATTCAAGGCGATGTTAGTGCGGCGCAACTTCACGGCACGATCACGTATCACGTTGGCCTGCGAAACATTTTCAACAAGGCTACGGTAGGAACTGGCCTGCTGAAGACGAACCAGACCGCCGACGCTGGCGCGACGTGGCGCTATTCCGCTTACATGCCCGTGATCCCGAGCGGAACAATCACGTTCTCGCACACAAGCACAGCCGCCAGCCCTACATATGGCGTGCATTTCTACACGCTGGCTGGCGCGTTTGTGTCATCGGCTTCCGCTCCTACTGCGAACACGCCTATTTCTGTCCCGGCGACGGCGCACTATGCGCGCTTCACGATGAAGGACTTCCAACTCGATTATATGATGGTTGTGCAGGGGAGCACGCTGCCGAGCGAATACCTTTCATATGGCATCACATCGCCAGCGACGCGGCACACGCAAATCACGGGCCTTGTCCGCACAATGCGGCGCGCAGGCATGAACATTTTCACCACGTATGGTAAAACGGCTGGCAATCAGGTCAACAGTTCGGACGGCACACTTAGCACTGCGGTTGGCAACAACAACGCTTCAGCATACTTGCCGGTTGACGGGCTCACTCAAATTACAATGGGCGTGGCGTCCTACTCAACGGTCCTAACCCCATACGGGATCGCATTCTACGACGTAAATCGCACGTATATCTCCGGCATTGCCGCGCCTTGGACGGCGGGACAAGTTCTGAGTGTTCCGGCGGGTGCGTACTACATGCGCGTGACGCTGCACAACATTCAGCTAACGACCTACTATATCCTAGAAGGGTCCGTTTCAGCAGGGTTCCTTATTGGCGCTCAGCCAGCCCTCGTTTCAGATACGCGGCCTTGGCATGGACATAGCGCTGTCCTACAGGGCGATAGCCTCTTTCATAATGATTGGAATTGGTACGATGAGGTCTTCACCTACCACGGTCTCACGCTTGCCAAGAATGCAGCGCGAGGCGGTCGCATGTGGCAGGCCGGAAAGATGTTGTACGACGCCGACGACACGACGCTGCTAACGTCGGCTGATTTCACAGGCGTGGACCTGTGCATCGTGGGCGCTGGCACAAACGATGCGGCCAATCCTCTCGGTACGTCAGCGGACGCGGCAGGCGCGGCTACGGTGTGCGGACAGGCCAAGCTGTTTATTGAGACAGTGCTGGGTTGGAATAAGTACACTCGGCTTGTGGTCGCAACACCTCACGGCAGACAGGCCGACTTCGTGAGCTATCGCCCTATCGCTGTTGCGCTACGCGAAGTCGCCGCGTTGTACGGGTGTCCCGTCCTCGACTTTAACGCCATGGGCGGCCTCAACTCTGTGACGGCTTCAACATTCCTTGCGGACGGCACGCACCCTAATACGGCAGGCAAACTTGCGTGTTGGTCAAATCCTGCGAAGGGATTCCTGCACACGATCTTCCCGATGACCTAACGGATCATCCAGTCCTTCACTTCGTCAGGCGTACGCGGCGGTTCGCCAAGCTCTCGGAAGCTACGGCGCAAGCGATCCCATAGGCGGCGAAGGTAATTCATCCCGGGACTATGGCCCCGCTTGCTGAGGATAGCAACAGCCACGTTCACGGCAGCGCCGCCGCTTGAATAGACTAACAGACGGACGCGAATAGCTTGTTGTGCCCGGAAATCTCGACGCCGTTCCATCGTGAATGGGCGTTATAGCGGCGCTCATCGAAAAACGCGGTTAACGCCTCGCGATCTCTGTCCACGACTTCGACAAGGCAGAGCGGGCGGTGCATTTCGATGGTTCGGATTGCGCCTTTCAGTGTGCTCAATTCGTGGCCTTCTTCCGGCTCACCGCTGCCGAGTACGCGGCCCTTGATCGAGTTGAACGCCAGATCGTAGCGCGCCGGGACAAGCAGGCGTTGGGCGCGGTCCAAAGCGACGTGAAGCAAAGGCATCAAAGCTTTCCATGTGGGGCCGGGACTATGGCCCCGGCTCCCCTGAAAATCAACGGAGACGACATGTTCCAGAACCGTGCCCTTTGGCGTACGGCGGGCGCGCTATTGCTTGCGCTCGCCATCGCCGCCTTCTTTCTGGCGCTCGTCCTGTCGCCGTTGGCCTTCGCGCAGGAGTCGCACGGCGAGTTCTGGCGGCAGGAAGCCGCCCGGCAGGCCTCCGGCGCGTCGAAGCCCGACCGCCGCCAGCGCCCGC